AAGAAATCAGAGCAGCAGAAGATCCAGAGTTCGAGACATTCTATACCAAGAACATTCTCTTGAATGAAGGTCTTCGTAACTGGATGGCATCTGTTGACCAACCACATGAGAACTTTATCTTCCCAGAGGAAGTTCTACCGCGTGGCAACGCACTCTAACTTATGTTATAATTAGAAGGGTATACACCCTTCTTTTTTTATGCAACAAGATTACTGGTCCGTCTATCAGGATGGGCGAAAGATTGCAGACTGTGGATGGGAGCAAGACGCTATCAACCTTTGTTCCTTAGTTCCTGGTAGGAACTATAGAAAGAACAAGTATCTTCTTGATCAAGTAATTGACATCACTGCTACTGTAGATAAGCAGTTGCCTGGCCAGCAAGGTCTACCTGCTGGCAAGATTAGAGTCGAAGGTCAAGAACTTGATATCCAACAATCACTGCCAGAATCTCAAGCAGAACCGTTCTATGTTAGGGTTTAATTATGAAAAAGTTTCTTCTTGCATTAATCTTTGCAGCAACTCCTGCTTTAGCTGACCCAAAACTTGAAAAAGGATTCTATTCTTATGATGCCATGGGGTGCATGATCGTTCGTGAGTGTACTGAGGGTGTTGTTCAAATTAAATCTGCAAAGGACATTGCCAAGTATTATAAGAAAGCAGGAATGATAGACCCACTGCATAGTGAGTTCAACGCAATGATGGCAGCGTTAGATAAAGTCGGTGTCAAAGTATTCCTTGCACCAGAGAAGTTCTTTCCTGTAGGACATCGTGGTGTTTATCACACTGTAAGCAATAATTTTTACCTTAATGCAACACATGTCAAGCGGTATCATACATTGATGGCAGTGATGCGTCATGAGGGTTGGCATGCTGCACAGGATTGTATGGCAGGTAGTATCAAGAATAGTTTGATTGCCATCATTCATCCCGAGGAAGATGTTCCTCAGTTGTGGAGAGATATTGCTGAAAAGAATTATCCGAAAGCAGCAGTTCCTTGGGAAGCAGAAGCAATCTGGGCAGGAAAGACTGAGAAGATGACGATGAAAGCACTGAAGGCATGTGCCGAAGGAAATATGTGGGAAGTTTATACTCCCACACCATTGACTCGTGCCTGGTTAGAAGCGGAGGGATATATTAAGTGATTGATTATGGCACCATAGAATCTCATACCATTCTTCCATATCTCATGGCAGAATCTCATGACAATAACTTTGGTGAAATTAAAAATGATTTTGTTGATTGGATGCACAACTACTCAAAAGTATATCAACAAAATTATAGAAGTAATGTGAATGGATATCAAAGTCCAGATGATTTTTATAAGGAAGAATCTTTCACTCTTCTATTAAACTATATGAGCGAAAGGATATTAGACTTGTTAGATGTTTATAAAGAGAGTGAAGAGTGTGCAATAGAATGCACTCCTAGATTATCTAACATGTGGTTTAATATAAACTACAAAGGATCGTACAATACTATTCATACTCATCCTGGATCAATACTTGGTGGTGTTCTTTATATAAATGTTCCTGAAAATTCTGGAGACATTTGTTTTCATCATCAGGATGGGCACAGTTTGTCTTTAATCCAGAATACTTCTTTTTCCATCACGCCTCATGATGGATTGATGCTTTTGTTTCCTGCCTCGCTTTCTCACGGTGTTGGTATGAATTATTCCGATGAACCTAGGTTTTCTATTGCGTTTAATTTGTACGAGTTTTATGAGTAACTAAATACTAAGAAGCTCAATTCTTTTTGTCGTAATGCCTACTCGCATTAAACCAAAACGAAGTCTAACGCAGGGTCAGATTCCTGGTTTATCTGACCTTGAAGACGGTGAAATGGCTATTAATATAGTTGACCAGAAAATTTATGTTCGCGTTGGTAATTCTGTAGAGACTGTCGCTTCGGCGGCAACTGGTGCTACTCCAATTTTTACAGAAGTCGTTGGACCCACAACCACACAATTGGTTGTGAACAAAAGATACATTATGGATACCACCGCTGGTGCTGTCAATTGCACGATGCCAATCGTCAATCTTACTGTTGGAGACAGCATTGAGATCGCAGACGGCGGACAAAACTGGAATATAAATAATGTTATACTGACCTCATCCTTGCATCAATTTAAAGATGCTATTGGCAATCTTGATGACGGACCTGTAAACTTAGATGTTTCGGGTGTGACTGTTATGTTCTTGTGGACAGGTAGTTATTGGAGAATCATCAGCTAATGGCAATCACATTAAGCAATGCTCATTTTAGTCCTCAGGACTCGACGGGGTATTTTGTATACGCATTGAGAAGAGATGAAGATGACATGCTTTGGTTTACCAAAGTAAGCACTGCATCTACCACCGAGACTTTTGATGCATATCGTCTTGATGGAACTCAGGTTGAAGACTTCGGTGATTACACTGATTATGTTGAAGAAATCACCGAACAAAAAGCACTTGCCAATAACTCGCAAGATAAATATCAACAGATACGCTTTGATAGGCGGAACCTGAATTATTACTTAGACACTGATGGATATTTTGTCCTTCAGGTCAATGGAACCCACTCATACTCTGGACCTGTTTAACGAGAACCTACAATGGCAGAATTTAGACTTGGCAGACTGAAATTTAACTGGCGTGGAGCCTGGGCTGCTTCTACTGCATATGTAATTGATGACATCGTTAGATACGGTGCCAATTCATATGTTTGCACAAGCAACCATACTTCAGATTCTGCTTCTAACGGATTTCCCACCGACGCAGCATACTGGTCACTCCATACAAAAGGTATGGAAAATGCTGGTAACTGGACACCTAGCACAGCCTATGTCCTTGATGACATTGTAAAGGAAGGCGGCAACCTCTACATCTGTACCGCTCAGCATACCTCTATTGGTATCGAGAGCAGCTGGTACTCCTCCGACTTCCCTGCTTACTGGGATCTTTATCATGAAGGTCTGAGTTTCAAGGGTGCGTTCACAACAGATACTTACTACGGCATTAACGCTGTAGTTTCCTACGGTCCTTACACCTATCGTTGTACTGCTCCGTTCCAAGTCCCTGCAGAATATTCGATGCAGGGTATCTCCACCTCTACTCACGATCCCACTGGTATTGGATCTGATGGATTCTATCCCCCTGCATCTAATTTTGATGCTTTTGCTAAGGGATTTGAGAATCAACTTAAGTGGGACTCTCAGGCAAGATATGAGAGAGGTGACATCGTTGAGTATAATGGTGCCTCCTATGTAGCTATCGGAACCAATCCTTATGCTCTTGATCCTGCAGGAAACACTAATCAGTGGTCTCTGCTTATTGGTGGTATTGGGACTGGTGGTGCTTCTTTATATGATCCGAGTCAGCAGTATTCTAGAGGTCAAATTGTAACTCTTGGTGGTAACACCTATGTTGCTGATGACACTTTAATCTTATCTCAAAATAGACCTGTTGGAACTGCTATCACCTCTGTTGCAACAGGTATTAATGGATGGTCTTTACTTGTTGAAGGAACTAATTGGACAGGTACTTGGGACTCTGGAACATATTACGAGATTGGTGATCTTGCCGAGTATTCTTCTTCTACTTATATTTCGGTCGCTTCTTCTAACCTGAATGTCACTCCTGGTACTGCAGTTAGCATGTGGCAGGCATTCGCTATCGGTGATAGCGCAGCACTGCTGACTACTAAGGGTGATATTCTCACCAGAAACGCAACTGGTCCTACCAGACAGGGTATTGGTACACAAGGTACATTCCTGAGAGTTTCTTCTAGCGACGAGGTTCAGTGGGAGTATCCTGGTATTCGTACCAAGGTTTACTATGTTGACGCTCAGCAAGGTAGCGACAACAATGTTGGTCTGACTCCTGATGCTGCATGGGGAACAATTTCTTATGCATCTACTGCTGCTCAAAGAGTAAGAAACATTAGTGCATTCACTTATGATGAGAGCACTGGTATTGCTACCATTACTGCTGCTGGTCACGGTCTGTTTGCGAACGGTCAGGTTAAACTGAGCGGCATCGCATTTACTTGTGCTACTGAGCATGCTGGTGTTACCACCACCATCTTCCCCGACGGTACTCAAGGATTCTTCTTCAGAGTTGATAGCATAACTGATTCAAATACCTTCGTAACTAATGTTGGTATCTCTACGATTGCTCACTCTTATGTCAGTGGTGGTGAGGTTACCGATGTATCTCCTGTTATCCTGAAACTCTCTGCTGGTACATTCAGAGAGCAACTGCCCATCACTCTGCCTAAGAACTTCAACATCGCAGGTGATGTTCTGAGAGGTACAATCATTGAACCTGCTGCTGGTATTTCAACTGATGGCATCACTCCTAATGCTCGTCAGACGATGTTCTTCGTCTCTGACTCCTGCACAGTTCAAGCACTGACTCTTCGTGGTCTGCAAGGTTTCGACTACGATAATCTTGATCCTTTCAACACTGATAAGTGGCAGAACAAAGTTGGTCTTGGAACAACTGCTTGTGGTGTTTACTTCAGACTGAACCCCGAGACTCCGATTCTTGACCGCTCTCCTTACATCAAAGATTGTACTGCTTTCTCTGATGCAACTACTGATGGAACTGGTCATGGTGGTGCTATTGGATGCTACATCGAAGGTGGTAAGCACGAAGGTAAACCTGAAGGATCTGGTGCTAAGTCGATGGTGTTCGACGCATTCACCCACATCCACTCTGGCGGTATAGGATTCTGGTTAGAAGACGATGCTCTTGCTGAGATCGTATCCTGCTTCACCTACTACTGTGCATTCGGTTATGTTTCCGATGACGGTTCTGAGATCAGATCCCTGTCTGGTAACAACTCCTACGGTGACTACGGTGCTCTTGCCGTTGGTTTCTCCACTCTGGAGACTGCAAGAGTTGGTCGTCTCTATGGCGATAAGTTAGAACTGGTTGTTGGTACTCCCGTAGGTGATTTGGCAGTCGGTGCTACGATGCGTGGTACTGTATCGGGTGCTCGCGCTACTCTGACTAACGATCAGCAGTCTGGTGAGCAAATCTACTTTAAGTACTTCGCTGGATTCGGTAACCCTGATGGTGCTAACGGTGCCGTTGGTGTTGGTACTACCGTCTTTGTTCCTGGTGAGTATGTAGAACTTGATTCTGTTGGTGCTGGTGCTACTGGTATCTTCCGTATTAAGTCTACTTCCACCGCTGTCTCTGGTCAGAAGGACATTCTGTTCGAGATTGTTGGTCTGACTACAACACCTAAGGTTGGTGATGCTCTTGGATTCACCACTGTTGGTCTCGGATTCTCCGACACTAACACCTATATCATCAGAACTGTATCCAACTACGATTCTGGAACTGGTCGTGCTACGATCAATATTGCTCCTGGTAAGGGTTCTGTACCTGCCTCGTTCGATAACCAAGAGTTCCTGATGAGAACTAAGTTCTCCAAGGTAAGACTCACTGGTCACGACTTCCTGCTAATCGGTACTGGTAATACTTCTCTTACCAACTATCCTAATGTTGATGAGAACACTGCCGCTCAAGGTAATGAAGTTAACACTGTAAACTCTGGTAAGATCTTCTATGTTTCTACCGACCAAGGTGGTAACTTCAGAGTTGGTGAATTCTTCTCCGTTAACCAGTTGACTGGTGCTGCTACCCTGGATGCTTCTGCCTTCAACCTGTCTGGTCTTACTGAACTGAGACTGGGTGCTATCGGCGGTCAGGTTGGTGAGGCAGTTAACGAATTCTCGTCTGATGAAACTCTGGGTGGTGACTCTAACACTGCATGTCCCACAGAGAAAGCAACTCGTGGATTCCTGACTCGCGGTAAGATGGATAATACTTCTGGTATTATCGTTCCTCCCCGTGGTGTTCAATCTGGTCGTCCGACTGGCGTCGATCTCCTCGAAGGTGGTCTCCGTTACGATAATGACTACAACAGATTCGAATATTATAATGGTTCCAGATGGTATGCTGTTGGTCAGTGGCAGAACATTGATGTAAGCGGTAACGGAACTACTCTTGTTCCTGGACAGCAAGCATTCTGTAACACCTCTGGTGGCGGATTCACAATTACTCTTCCTGGATCTCCCGTTAGAGGCGACTCGATTAGAATCTTCGATATCCGTAAGACATTTGATACCCAAAACCTGACAGTTGCCAGAAATGGTAACCCGATCATGGGTGACAATGCTGACCTGACAGTAACTACTGAAGGTGCTGCTTTCGAACTTGTCTTCTATGATGCATCTCAAGGTTGGAGAATCATCACAATCTGATTCTTCACTGGGGGAGGGCAACTTCCCCTCTTTTTCATTATGATTTTACTAAATACTAATAACGAACCACCATTTACAATAAAAGGTAATGGCAAATTATCAAAGTTATAAAAAAATTCAGGGGGATCAGGCTCTTATTGCCTCTTCTGTTTCTGCGGATAGAACCACAGGACTCTCTCTTGGAAAGGCAAATCAATTCTTCCTGTATAACAACAACTATTGGAATGTTTCTAATGGAGGATGTTGCCTTCTTTGGACTGTTCCTTCAGGAACTAGCACAATTCGTTTTGAATTGACTGGTGGTGGTGGAACTGGTTCGGTTGGTGCTTGCTGCTCTAATGGTCCTTCTGGTGGTGCTGGTGCTTTCGCTGTAAGAACTCTTTGTGCTGCAGCAGGTCACTTTACCGCTGGTTCCACTCAGTATACTATCTGTGCTGGAGCATCTACAGATTGCTCCTGCTGTAGACAGTGTACTGGATGTGGATGTTGTGGAAGAAGAGGATGCAGAAGTTTTGTTTCTGGTAGTGGTCTTTCTAACTTCTGTGCTGAGGGTGGCGCTTGGGGGTGGCACCAATGCTCTGGCGGTTGCTATACCTGTACTGCGATGAGACAGTGCGACACCTGCTTGCAGCGTTGTGCTTGCTGGAGAGGTGGTGACTTTGGTATCATCGGTCCTTCTGGCTCTAGAGTTCAGAATCAGTACTGCATGGGATCTGACTGGTCTGTTCCTGGTGCTGGTGTTGGTCCTTATGCAGCTTCTGTAAGTAAGGGCGTTGACAACTGTTCTGGTGGTAATGTTCATGGTTGCTGCAAAGGTCAAGCACTTTTCCCAGGTGGCGGTGGATTCTCTCCCTTCACTGATGGTGGTTGCTGCTGGGGCGGTTGGGGCGCTGGTGGTCTTGTAGTTGTTCAGTATTGGCAGTAATTTACTAGGAATAAAGAACCATGGCAAACATTAGAAAAACAGTTTTATTCCCAGTACCTACTGAATGGCTGGGACAAGAACAAGATCCTGAAGAAGCAGGAATGGTTGTTTATAATGGACCAAGGTATTTGACAACCAGATGGAGAACTGATTTAGGTTTTCCTGAATGTGAAGTTGTAATGGGTCCAGATGACAGTGCTCTTCAAACACCCACACCTGTTAATTGTGTGGATATAGTTTTAGACGCAGAAGAGTATCCCTTACATGCTGCAGCACTTTGGGGTTGGGAAGATGTGGCAGAACAATACGAAGTAGAATGTGGTCCTGCCGATGAACCTAATCCTACAATCTGTGATCCCTATCATTTTAGTGAAGCATTTAACCTTCGTTCTTTCTACTACGATGTAGAAACCGAAACATGGTCTCAACCCGAATTCTCTTCGGATGATCCTCACTCTGACGATCATTGTTCTGAGTGTGGAGACACTGTTTGTTTCGGGTGGCACTGGGTAAGAAAGACTAGAGATGCGATGTTAGCAGCGTCGGATTCTAGAATTGCTCCTGATATGTCTGATGCAGCCAAGCAACCTTGGTTAGATTACAGACAAAAACTCAGAGACCTTCCTGATGCATGGGCAGGTGTAGGCACAGCAACACACTTGATTGTATGGCCTCTTGATCCTGATCAAATTGCAGCTGGTATCCGAGCTGGCGAGCGTCCTTAATTGACCTAAAACAAAATTGATGTTATAATTACTGAAAACTGGAAAAAAAATTCCAGAAAAAAATTGACCTTATAAGATCGATATGATAAATCAACAAGTCCCCAAGACAATTGCGTGTAAACCAATTACTTGGGGACCTTTTTTATTGCAAACAGAATTACGAGATAATGTTTTAGATGAACTATTGACTAGAGCATCTAATATTAGAAATGTTGAGATGTATAATGCAGAGCATATGCTTGCTGCTGACATGCATGATGAGTGGAATTATCCATCAACAGACATAGTGTGGTTTCAAGAACAGTTTGAACCTTATGTTAATCTATATCTTGATGGATTGTCGCATCACATAGAGCAGAGAGTCTCTCCCATATGGGAGGTCGATAATCTATGGGTAAATTATCAAAAGCAGCATGATTTTAATCCTCTACATAATCATAGAGGAGACCTAAGTTTTGTTTTATATCTGAATGTTCCTGAGGAGTTACTTACAGAGAAAGAAAGATACAACATGATTGGTAATGGTCCCATTCCTGGATCAATTATGTTCACTCATGGGGAAGCGACTAAGTTCAATGACTCTAGAAAGTTTTTTCTTCCCCAAAGAGGTCAAGTTTTTATATTCCCCTCAACTTTAATGCATACTGTAGTTCCATTTAGAACTCCTGATATTGAGAGAATATCTGTTGCTGGAAACATTACTTTTACGGGATAATATGTTTGAATTAAATGAAGAGTTTGATATCACAGTCGTATCAGACATTGGACAAGAAAGTAGAAACGCATTAATCATTGATGGATTCTATAAGAATCCAGATGAGGTTCGTCAATACTGTTTAGATTCTCCCAAAAGAACTGATCCAAATCTTATCGCTGGTCTTCCTGGATCTAGAGTTTTTGAAGAGGATCCTAGAGTTAAAGAAAATCTCAAACCACTCTTTGATAAATTAAAAAATCAACCTTTATGGAAGCATCAAGTTAATCAAGAACTGTGGGATTCTAACTGGGATAAAGCAGGATTCATGGTCAATGTGATGAATGCAGAGTCTATGGATGCTGGTGGAGGTATTCCTCATCAAGATTCTTTTGATATCCATTTTGGTTCTGTTATCTATTTGAATACACCAGAAGAATGTCAAGGTGGAACAAGACTTTATTCTTATTTTGAACAACAGTCTTTTCCTAGACCTGATATGCTGACCGAAGATACTTTGGCAATGGGACATGAGTTTAATCAACTTACAAAAAATAGATGGATGAGAAGTTGGGTTGATGAAGATCCAATGTCTCCTTGGAAAATTGAATTGGAGTTTGAAATGGTGTATAATAGATGTATCCTTTATGAAGCTGATTTACTTCATAGTCAGTGGTATTCTGAAGGTATGTTTACCGAACACGATAGAATCGCACAGGTTCTTTTCATGTAAATAAATAGGTCGTTGACCCAGGTATTATGAGATCGAAAGCATTTTTTATTAACGGTGGCGCTGGTAGAGTAATTTGTTCCATCCCTGCATTTGAAAAATATGCGGAGAACCACGATGATTTTATCATTGTGTGTGAAGGTGGTATGAATTTCTTTAAAGGTCATCCAATCCTCCATAAGTATGCCTTTGATAACTGGCATAAAGATCTTTTCAGGGACTATATTAAAGATAGAGATTGTGTAACTCCAGAGCCATATCGTCAATGGCATTACTATAATCAGAAGTGTACCATTTCTCAGGCATTTGATATGGAGATCAATGGGTTATCTGAACCCAGAGAACTTCCTGCACCAAGAATTAAACTCGCAAAGATGGAAGCGATTACTGCCATCAATACGGTTGAAGAAGTTAAGGCAAAGACTGGAAAAGATAAAGTCATTGTTATCCAACCTTTTGGTAGAGGTGCAGAGATACAAGGTGAGTATATCATTGACCCTAGTTCTAGAAGTTTCCATCAAAGTTATATTGTAGATGTAATCAATAATCTTAGAAAAGATTATGCTGTTATCATCATGAGTGAATTTCAATTTCCGATTGATGTTGCAGAAAACCAAGTTCCATGCGCTTGGCCTCAAGCAGATATTCGTGTTTGGGCAGGTATTATTGAATGCGCTGATCATTTCCTTGGTTGTGACTCTGTTGGTCAGCATATTGCAAAGTCTGTAGGAACAACAGTTACTGCTGTCATTGGTTCTACTTATCCAGAGAACATTTCTTATCCTGGAGATAAAGATTTTGATATCATTGACCTCGGTGAAGGTAAGAGAACTTTCTCTCCAATCAGATTGACGATGGAAGACTATCAAGATATGATGAATGATGAGTGTATGGATATGACGGAAGGTGATATTCAAAAGGTAGTGACTTCTTGTAGAAAGAGATTGGGTAAGTCTAAACCGTATTCTGGAAATGGTGTTCCAGAGACACAACAACCAACAACATGCTGTGAACCTAAAGGATTTGGAAAATGACTCAATGGATTGCTGGTATTACTCGCGGGCATAACGCTGGCGTTTGTTTGTTAAAAGATGGTGAAATTGTATTCGCTGTCGAAGAAGAAAGACTTACTAGAGCAAAGTATGATGGAGGTCCACTCGCTTCCATCTTTAAGATCTTAGATTATACTGACAGATTAGATTACTTAGTTGTTGCACATACTCAACCCATCGGAGAATCCGTTGGCGTTCTGGAATATTGTGGACAAGATCCTTATACTGCCCTTGCTAGAAAACTTGGGTTGATTGATAGGAAGGTTAAGTATGGTACTGAAGGTCACCCTCAAGTGATCGACTATGGTAAGATTCACCATAAACTTCATGCTGCCTGTGCGTTTTATCGTTCTGGTTTTGATAGTGCAGTTGCTGTTGTCGTAGATGGTGCTGGAACATTCTTAGATTTTAGTGTTAACGGAAGAGTCCAAACTTTCTGGGAGACTGAAACTATTTTTGGATGCGATTATCCTTCTAAGATCAATCCAATTTATAGACATCTTGGTGGTAATGGTCCCGTTCCTACACAAGTAGAACCTAATTTCCCCAATGCAGAATTAAATTCATCTGAAGATGGAAACTGCTTTATGATTGTTGATGGTACTCCTGGCATTGTGAAAGCCTATGAGGCAGTTACTCAATACTGTGGATTCCATGCTATTGAAGCTGGTAAAACAATGGGTCTTTTCCCTTATGGTGAACCGAATGACAACATTCCATCTCTATTCAATGAAGAGGGTAAGATCGGTGAGTATGTTCCGACGAACTTAGGTTTGTTGACACCAACATATCCTAACGCATCTTTAGTGAATGAAAATACTTGTGCAGGACTTGCAACTCCAAGCGATATTGAGATGGAGGACTGGACTCGTCTCCAAAATCGTAGGGACCTTGCTTATAAAGTTCAGACAGAAACCCAAGAAAAAGTTTTCAATCTTATTCGTGCTGCATCTTCTTCCTCGGGAAATCCTAATGTGGTAGTTTCTGGTGGATATGGATTGAACTGCGTAGCAAACTATTGGTATTTGGATCAATTGAAAGATGAAGGTATCAACATTTATGTTGAACCAATCTCCAATGATGCTGGCACAGCTATCGGTGCAGCACTTCTTCATCATTATGTTGTAACTGGTAGCAATAAGGTTATGCCTTATGCTGAGAGTCTTTACCTTGGTCCAAAGTATAGTTATAGTATTGATGAAATTATTGACGCTGCCGATAAGTATGGTGCTGAGGTAACAGAAGGATCCGATCAAGATGTGATTGATCTTATCACCAATAAGAACATCGTTGCTATGTTCCAAGGTAGATCTGAATCTGGTCCTCGTGCTCTTGGTAACCGTTCTATCCTTTATGATCCTCGTGATCCTGAAGGTAAAGACTTTGTAAATAAAGTTAAGCGTCGTGAATACTTCCGTCCATTTGCGGGATCAATTCTCAAGGAACATGTCCATGAGTGGTTCGATCTTCGTGGAATGGATGAGACTCCTCACATGATGTACGCTGTGAATTGTCAACCTGGAATTGAAGAAAAAATTCCCTCTATCATTCATGTTGATGGTACATGTAGAATCCAAACTGTTACCGAAGAACAGAATGAAAACTACTACAAACTCATCAAAGCATTCTATGATGTTACGGGTTGTCCGATTCTGTTTAACACCAGTTTCAATCTTGGTGGTGAACCTCTGGTTGAGACCTTGGACGACGCTATTCGGACTCTCGCTAACTCTGATATTGAGTATCTGTATCTTCCTGAGTATGGTAAACTGATCACACTTAAAAATGACTAGAGTATTTGTTAACGGTACTTTTGATATTCTTCATCGTGGGCACCTTGCACTCCTTTCTTATGCAAGGTCCCTTGGTGATGAGGTTATCGTTGCTATAGACACCGATGAGAGAGTGAGGGAAATGAAAGGTCCAACAAGACCAATCAATTCATGTTTAGATAGAATGGTAATGCTTCAGTCTCTTAAGACTGTAGATAAAGTACTTTCTTTCTCTAGTGATGAAGAGTTAGAGAACTTGGTTAAAACTACTGAACCTGATATAATGGTGGTAGGATCTGACTGGAAAGGAAAGTCAGTCATTGGGTCAATGCACTCAGCAGAATTAAAATTCTTTGATAGATTAGAAGACTATGCAACTAGCAAGACAATACAATGTATTATTGATCGGGGATAGTTGTACCGATGAATGGATCTACGGATCATGTAATCGTCTGAGTCCTGAAGCACCTGTTCCTGTCCTTAAGTATCGGGAGAAGCAGACTGCTCCTGGTATGGCAGGGAATGTCTATGAGAATCTCAAGTCTCTTGGTATTAATGTAAACTTTGTTACCAACAAAGAAAAAATTACCAAGATGAGATATATTGACGAGCGTACAAATCAACAGATCGTTCGCGTAGATGAGGAACCTAATGTAAAACAAATTCATAATGCACAACTTCAAATGGCATTGATGCATGAGAACTATGATGCCATTGTAATCTCTGATTACAACAAAGGGTTTCTCAGTGTTGCAGAAGTTATTTCATATGTTGCCAGTAGAAATCCTAAGATCAAAGTATTTGTAGATACAAAAGCAACCAGATTGCTTACTGATTATGATAATGTAATCTACAAGATTAATCAGAAAGAGTTTGAAGCATTAGATCCTAATACTATTCCTAAGTCTACGAACATGATCGTAACTATGGGTGCTAACGGGTGTATTTGGAACAAGACACAGTACCCCGTGAAAGAGATCGAGCGTGTGTTTGATGTCTCTGGTGCTGGTGATACCTTCCTTGCTGCTCTTGTATTCTATTACATTCAACTTCCAGTAATGGAGGAGGCAATTGCATTTGCAAACAGAGCAGCAGCAATTGCGGTACAAAATCCTGGAACTTATACTCTCACCATGAAAGATGTTGACGATATTTTGAAATGAGATATACTATTGATATTGACGGCACCATTTGTATTCCTGGATCTACAAATGAAACTAGGTACACGGGTGCCACTCCTATCCAAGAAAGAATCGATAAAATCAATCAACTATATGATGATGGTCACTATATTACCTACCTTACAGCAAGAGGTATGGGTAGGTTTCAGAACTCTCGCATGCTGGCACACAGAGAGTTCTTTGACTTTACCTACAATCAATTGAGAGATTGGGGTTGTAAGTTTCATGAACTTCATCTAGGAAAACCATCAGGTGATTACTACATAGATGATAAGGGAGTCAATGCAAATGAGTTCTTCTCAGACTATTAAACATGTTCCCAAAGGTTGGGGATATGAGAAGTGGATCGTAAATAACGATCAGTATTGTGGCAAACTTCTTTTCTTTGAGAAAGGAAAGAGGTGCTCATGGCACTATCATAAAATAAAAGATGAGACCTTTTACTTACAAAGCGGTCTCATCTTATTGTTCTATGGAGATGTAGATGGTCTTGAGGATGCTGAGACCTTGGTACTAGAACCAGGAGATAAGTTTCATATTCCTGTAGGTCTCAGACATCAGATGGTTGCGTTAGAAGACTCTGAATTGTTTGAGTTCTCAACGCAACACTTTGATTCTGACTCATTTAGAATTCATCCTGGCGATTGATATATTCTTCTACAGTCTTAAACCTATAGTCCAACCAAGACATGTCTGCCTTGGTGTAAAACTGATACTTACCGACAAGGTTGGGTGGGAAAGGAACTTCTTCCACTACAGCCTTTGTTTTTTGTGCGATGAGATCTGCTACTGATTGAATGGTGATAGGTTCACCAGTACCAAGGTCAAAGATACCACTGCCTGCATTGTTGGACATCACAACATTAACAATGTCACCCACCCACACATAGTCTCTCCATACCTTACCAGAGTCTGCAAAGGGGTGGATCCTACCCGTCTTGGACTGCCAGTTAAACTTACTCACAAGACTCGCTTGCTCGCCCTTGTGGGTCTCTCCGCTGCCGTACACATTGAAGAACCTGAACCCTTGGACATGGGAGAAACGATCAATGTTTTCAGTTACCCAATAGTCTACGGTAATTTTAGACAAAGCATAGTAGTTCAGAGGATTGATAACACCATCCTGGTTACCATACACTGAAGCAGAAGAGGCATACTTAACGGGGATGCCATGCTTGATTGCTTTCTCAAAAAGTCTGATGCTATAATCAATATTATATTTGTAGATCATCCCAACATTCTTTTCGGTTGTAGATGATAATGCTCCCATGTGGATGATCATATCCACTTCATCCCAGCGGTTGAAACGATCTAGAAATTCTTCGCAATTATCGAGATCAATTTCCAACACATTGTCCATAGATTTGACAAAGTGTTTGCCAATAAAACCACTGGCACCAGTAACAATGTTCATAGCAAGACTCTTTTTACTATATATTCTACCATACCTAAATATAAAAAAGGTGCCCTTATAGTGTCGCAGACATGACTCTCAAGAGATATACCATTAGTGCAACCAGCCCCGAAGCATGGCATAGAATTCATAATCTTCTCACCTTTGATTCGTGTGAGGAATGTGTTCCTGATCGTCATGTATGCTGCACTAACTCAAAAGATCATAGTCCAACTCGCTCTACATATGAGCTGACTGAGGAAGAAGCAGAGACACTTTCCAACCATCCTGATGTTGCTTGGATTGAACTTTCTCACGGAGACAATCCAGAAGTATTCCCCGTACCTCAACATTCTACAGTTCAAGATAGATTTGGTGGAGATAAAGTAAAGACCTATAGATATCTTGCTGGCGTTGGTAATAGTATTGGTGAAGTAAATAGAACAAACTGGGGTGTGTATAGAACGGGATTCTCCACCTATGGAGATGCTCACCCCAATAACATTTCTGGATTTATCTACCCGCAGAACATCAGCGCAGACGGTGTTGCCTATGAATATGTTTATGATGGCAGCAATGTTGATGTTGTTGTCATGGACTCTGGTGTCTTCGCGGCACACCCAGAGTTTAGAAACGATGATGGCACAAGTAGAGTAAGAGATATTGTTCTTGATGGTCCTCTTCTCATTGACCCGACTTGGTTTACTGTAACCAATAATTATACCTACACTAGGTGGGATGGTATCACTGGTATTGCTACTGATAAAGCACTTGAGTGGTGGAGATTTTCTGGACAGAGATCCTCTCAGTTTGCTAGTATTGGCACAGTCAATATTTCTAGTTTACATACTGCTGACAGAGCAGGTGTTGGTAGGAGTTCTTATGTAAACCTTGCGAGTGGTCACGGAACTGCAGCTGCTTCTGTTGCTGCTGGTAAAGCATTTGGTTTGGCATTTAATAGTATAATCTGGAATATGCCATGCGTCAGTGATAATGTTGGTATGGACATTGAAAATGCATATGATCTGATCAAACTATTCCATAGACATAAACCAGTAGATCCTACTCTTGGAGTAAAGAAACCAACAGTAATTAATAGTAGTTGGGGATATCAAGCTGCTGCTAGAGTAAATCAATCTCACTTTACTAGATACAGAGGTTCGCAACAATACCTGTACTTTAACTATAGTTATCCTACTAATCCTATTGATGCTAGAACTGTAGTCTATGGTTTCAACAACCAAGTTAGCGGAGCATATCGCTCTTGGACATCTTCTGCTAGAAGTGCAGCAATTGATGCAGCTGCTAATGAAATGATGGATGAGGGAGTCATCCATGTTTGTGCTGCTGGTAACAACGACCAGAGAATTGGTTTTGGTACTGCTGATCCTTCTAGACTTGATGCTTGCGAAGATAGATGGTTCTTTGCCAGAGATACTCGCCCTGAGTTTACCAACTATGGTAACTATTTGACCCCAATGGGAAGCAAGGAGTGGATGAATCCGATGGGTGTCGGATACACTTCCACTGCAATTATTGATAACAGTGATCCATTACTTCCAGTTATTACTGGATACGATGAATTTTATCCTGTTATTACTGTCGGCGCTCTGGACGATTATGTTCAGTATAATAATGGACCCAAAGAAAGAAAGGCGTCTTACTCTAACTATGGTCCTGGTATTGATGTTTGGGCACCTGCAGATGATATTCTTGCTGCAGGATCTCCTACCTCTGGATATCAAGACTACTTCAGATATAATTCCTTTGCCGAATATGGATACAACCACTATGATGCATACTTTAACGGTACATCTGCTGCTTCTCCTGTAGTTGCTGGTCTCGTTGCATGTTACTTGCAAAGATTCCCCAGTGCATCTTCTAGAGATGTGAAGAACTGGTTGTCTACCGTTACTGGAGATGGTGGATCTCGTAATGCTGCTGCTACTTTATGGGATCAATATCCGTATGCATCTTATCCAGACACAAATTATCTCTTCCATATCGGACAATTTAACCTTGGTAATGCTCCCACCAACCAAGCATATTTGAATCCGACTGCTGCGATTGGAACAACTGCTGGCGGTATTGCTACTCCTAGCATCGTAGGAGTTCCGACTACTGGAGTATTCAGAGCAGGTATTGCTCTTACTTCTAGTGCATATGCTCCTAACGGTGGAACTTATGAGTCTGGAACTTTGAAGAAAGTTCGGTTCCAAGTTGCTACTGATAGTTCTTTCAACAACATTGTCTTTGATACTCCGACAAACACAACTGCTCTTGAGCAAGATGTTGATCTTTCTTCTGCTCAAACATATTATGTAAGAGTTCAGCATCTTTCTAATGCTGATGGATCATCCTTTACTGAATATGCATCTGAGTTTTCTGGTATTTCTTCTTTCAGAACTAATATCCCTGCTTTTGGTGCTGTACAACCAACAATTTTAGAACCTTTTGAAGGAGTAGTTCTTGATAATGTTACTGGTGTTATTGTAAGATCTAGCGCATTCGCTCCTCTTAATGGAGTCTCTGCATCTGGTACACTTAAGGCAATCGAGTTTGAAGTATCTGAGGATTCTGGTTTCTCCAGCACTGTTTGGTCTTCTGTTGGGCAAAACAACACTGCTGAAAGGCAAACAGTAGAAGCAACTCTTCTTTATGGAGTTACTTATTATATTAGAGCAAGACACAGAACTAACGCTGATGGATCTTCTTTAGTAGAAAGTGTTTCTGACTGGTCTCCTACTCGCACAGTTTCTACTCTGGGTTTTGATAATAATGTCTTTGGTAGAACAAGAAATCTTGTCACGACACTCCAAGGTGGTGTTGTAACTCCTGTTCTTCTCTTTGAAGCACCTGAACTTGTAGAGGTTACAGTTACTGTTTCTAATAAGACAAACCTCAAGTCTAATTACTCTGTCGGTCTGTCTAGTTCCTTTGGATTTAGAGATAGTGATTTTATTGCTTATGGTATTGAGATTGTCCCTGGCCAGGCAACTCACCTGGAAAACATTGCAATGAAACCTGGCGATAAACTCTTCGTCAACTCTTTCGATCCTGGAATCAACTTCTCTGCATACACGACCAAGTTCTTTAGAAATATTAGCATCTCCTCTGCTCTTGTTCATGGTCGTAGCAAGTCTCTGACTTCTAGCTATGATCCCCCGAACAATGTTAATAAAGAATTGTCCATCCTTGATGCCACAGAAAATAGTCTGGCAACAGTTCATGCCACAAACAGAGGTGATACTCCTACTGCTGTTTCTGTTGGTATTGCATCTGGAGATATCACCAGTGTAAAACAATCTGATTTTATTGTATTTGGTGTTCGCTTACAACCGCTTCAAGACTTCAAGGTAGATAGCATTGGTATTTCTACTGGTCAGACTCTCTTTGTTAGAACATCTAGACCCAATGTTTCTTTCGTTGCATACAGTAGACCCGCTGAGGATGGTCCTACTGGTGTAGGAACTGTTGCTAGTGTCAATACCACTGGAATCATTACTGCTACCGCTTTTGTTGGTGATGGATCTGGTTTGACTGGCGTTACTGCTGTTGGAGCTGGCGTTGAAGTTAGAGATAGTGGATCTGTTATTGGTGCCGCTTCTACAATTGACTTTGGCGATAAACTCACAGTCTCTCCGATTTCTTCTGGCATTGTCACCGTTACTGGTCCTGATTCTGTAAGTCTCGCTACTACTGCCCTCAATCTTGATGCATCTTTCATTCCAGAGAGAGCAACATACTCTAATTATGCTACCGTCGCTGGTCTTGCAACTAATGCCACAAATGCAGTTTCTGCGTTGAGTGCTACAAGTGCAACCCAGGCAAGTCTTGCTCTTGGCATTTCGACAAACGCAACAATCACAGTATATAATGATGTAACTGCTTCTAGGTTCATTGGTGATGGTTCTCAACTGACTGGTATTGTTGCCGCTGGTTCTGGTGTTATTGTAAATGAAGATGACTCCTTAGTTGGTACTGCTGGTACGATTAATTTCACGAGTCCTCTTACTGTGTCTGCAGTATCTGCTGGTATTGTAACCGTTGCAGTTACCGAAGTTCCCCGTGCAACTCTCGCTGGTATTGCTTCAGAAGCAATCGTCGCTGGTCTTGCAACCTATGCTTCCTTCGCTGGTGTAGCAACTCAGGCACTCAACGCCAACTTTGCATCTGCTGCGAGCTTCTCCACCCTTACGGGTGCTGCAGACACCGCTAAGAACCTTTACACTGAGTCCAGACTCCCTTACCTGCCTCTGCCTGTCACTTTCGGTACTAAGTCATCTGCTCATCGTTACATTGGTGTTGGATCTGACTCTACTATTAACATCCAAGGTTATGAAGCACCTTACCTGAGATTTGAAGTTGGTCAGGTATATCGTTTTGAAAATGCTGCACAACAAGCAGACTTCCCGATCAGATTCTACTATTCTCCTGATGGATTGGGTGTTGGATTCGGTACAACATCTCCTAACCAATTCAGTGATAATGTAACTGAGACTGGAACTTATACCGAAATTACCATCACTGAAAATACTCCTCAACTTTTGTATTATGGTGCTGGTATCGGAACCACAACGGGTTACATGGGTAACTCGATTCAGGTATTCAATTACGACTTCAATAAGGTCAACAGAGTCGGTGAGTTTAAGAACCTGTCTGGTCTTAAGACCTGTACTTACACTCAATTCTTCGAAGGTCGTGCTACCTCTTGGTACATGAACAGCAATCTCGGTGTCGGTAACAGCGACTACACCCCTGGTGATCGTTCCCACAACATCAGTTCTCTTGTTCAAACTTCGACTGGAATTTACACCGTGAACTTTGCTGATCCTATGAATGATACAGACTATGCAGTCATCGGTATCGGAAGTGGCATCAATGCATTCCCAGGCGGTATCGTTGAGTTAAGAATCAGTGACAGAACTGTTAACGGATTCACCATGAGAGTGTATAATAGTATTCCCGCCCTTGAAGATCTTGGCGAACTGAGTATCGTTACTTACGGTGGTCAAGACGGCGAACCTACATATATTTGAACTTGACAGTTTGAGAAACCATGTTTACAATATACTCGATGCCTGGATGTGGGTATTGCAGAAAGGTGAAAGAGCTCATGGAAATTACCAACCAAGAGCATGTCATTTACACTCTAAATGAAGACTTTACGATTGATGAATTCACTTCAGAATTCAACACAAAATACTTTCCTCAAGTAGTTCACAACGATCAACACATCGGTGGTGCTGCTGAGACTGTAGCATATTTTAGAGAGAAGAATCTTGTCTGATGATTCACTAAATAATGATATCCACATAAATCGTGGTGTTGAATTTATTCTTAATGGAGGTAAGAGGAAGGAAAAACCAAAAACTTTCCAGTTAATTTTTGGAAAGATGGTTCGCTTCCTCAGAAGGGAGGTCCATCTTTATCTAGAATTTTCGCTGGATGTAAGAAAAGACAACCCAAAAGGAGAATAAAAATGCTGGCTGTCAGTTTAGTTGTAGGGTCATTCCTTGTAATTGGTGCCCTAATTGTTGGTTGTATGCTAGGATGGGTGCTTAGAGAGTACATGATGTATCATCACGATAGACATGGACCAACTCAAGATCTTCATCCTGAAATGTACGATGAAAATGGCAACATTCTCCCAGATTCCCTAATTGCCTTCCGTTTCGAAAACACAGACGACGACTACGACGACGAGTAATTACTAATTGAAAAATCATGAGCAAATTGCCACCCCACCCGCTTCAATCTGAAATTCTTCAAGCGGTCTCTAGCGCCAAGACCAAACCAGAGAAGATCAAACTGCTTAAAGAACATCGGTCTCCTGCTTTGGTTGCACTCTTTGTTTGGAACTTCGATGAGAGCATCAAAAGTGCTCTCCCCAATGGAGAAGTTCCCTATACTCCAAATGATGCTCCCACGCCAGAGGCACAAAGTAAACTGGCGAGTCAATATCGGACTCTCTATAATTATGTGAGGGGTGGCAATGACACTCTCAAGCAGACTCGTAGAGAAGCACTGTTTATTGAACTTCTTGAGTCACTTCATCCCGATGAAGCAGAAGTGATCTGTCTTGTAAAAGATAAGAACCTTGGCAAGAAGTATCGTATTACGCACAATGTTGTAAAAGAAGCCTACCCCGATGTTCAGTGGGGTGGTCGCAATTGAGTGTTAAAATTATCCATAAAGATTGTGATCCAAGTATCGCTGATGACAGGTCTCTTCCGTATACAGCATACCTAGTTGAATATATGGATGATGGTCTCAAAAAGTATGACCTTGTAACATGTAATAAAAAGGTAGAAATCTTTGACTATTACTGGGACAGGTACAGGGGAGACTTAATTAGGTTCACTCAGTCTGAAGGGAGAACCAATCCAAAACTTTGGAACCCCCCAAAGAAAAAGTGAAAACAAAATCGACCTTTAGGTTCAAAATATCGGGAAAAAAAATCCCAGGTATTTTTTGATCCTAAGGGTTTTTTAAAAACTGTATCATATTTTACAAAACTAGTTGACTATATAGAACATGAGGTCTATAATAGACCTGTCGTTCATCCCCTCGGGGACGCAAGTAAGTCGCGGAACGGAGCGTTCATCCTATGTTATCATTATTCACAGTGTTATTCATGCATGTCCCACAAGACATGTATCTTCAGTGTGAAGATTACAAGTGGTTGAAGGAAGGAATTGAGACTTCTACTCTTTTCACTCCTATGCAAAAAACTGAAATCATCCTTAAGTGGATGGAACATACAGATCCACAGTGTTTCGATAACTAGGACGCAAACGACTGAAGGAACGGGAGTTAATTCACCCATTTCTTTAGGAGTAATCCAATGAACACACTTCAAATTATCAAGCAGCAGCTTCAAAAAGCAAACGCTATTCATGATGCCCAGATTCACCATACCGCATATCGTGGTTGTGAATTTTGTGTCGGTAACCATGAACCAAAAGAGACACACGGTACATTTAACTATCGCGGTCATACTTATACGAAGTGATCTACTTGTATTAGAAGGAGGGGTTGACACCTCTCCTTTTTTTATGTAAAATTAGAAAAACTTAAATTCCATGGATAGACAAGTGTTAAAAGGATTAGTCCTTACTTTAAAGGCATTAGTTCAAGAGTTAGAGTCTGAAGTTTTTTCTGATACCGAATCTTATACCGAACATAGGGATAATGATCCAGTAGAGTATTACAGCGGTGATGACGACGATGGTTATGCAGACTGATTGGCGCTATAGCGACCAAAAAATGAAACTCAGACAAGAGTGTTTGAACATTTTGCTGAACAGGTTTGGATCACAGTTGAATTCTGATGGATCCTCTAAATATAGCAACCAGAGTATCTACGAGTGTGCCCATGACTGGGTTTCTCAAGGAAATATGATTACCGCTGGTTTGCTAAAATACTACGAAGTATACTACGCGGGCAAATGACATGTACGAAGATTTAGATAGTTTCGAACGGGCATTGATGCACTTCGGAACTCGTGTTGATGTTATTTGTGCCATGGAAATGGGACATAAAGTTGATAGCGAAACTGCCTATCAACTTATTAAGGCAGAACTCAAGGCACTTAAAAAAATTCGTAAACAAACTAAGGCTGAAGTTCCCAATGAATAATAAAGAAATGATGCGTCTAGCCAAGGAGGCACTTAAGCAACCTTGGTTGTATACTGAGGAAGAATTACAATATATGCGCCAAGCTAGAAAAAAAGCAAAGCGTGGTGTTAAAATAAACGAAATGAGGAAACTTAATGCAGAGCGTAAAACTGATTCAAGCAACACCGAATCCTGAAGAAACCATGGCGTATATCGCCAGGGTAAGTAATCCTGCCAATCAGGATAACCCGAGTTTTGAAGGACTCTTGAAGTATTGCATCAAACACGGTCATTGGAGTGTCTTTGAACAAGCATTCATGACGGTTGAGATTGAGACAACTCGTGCTATCGCAGCTCAAATACTGCGTCACCGTTCTTTTACATATCAAGAGTTTTCCCAACGGTATGCTGATTCTTCCCTACTCTCAGCGGCGATCCCAGTCCCAGAACTTCGTCGTCAAGACACCAAGAATCGTCAAAATTCTATTGACGACCTGGATCCTGAGTTTGTAAAACTGACTACTAGGCA